AAGTCCGCCGCGCTCTCCGTCGCGTCTTTCGCCCTCGGGCGGTTCACGGCAACCGATACGCGGCTGTATGCTTTTCCGTTCCCGCTCTGCCGCACTTCCGGGTCATACGTCAAACGTCCCATAACAACAACTTTGTTGACGTTCATATCTTCCCGCCTTTCAAATCTATAAACACTTCGCAGTCTCCGAATCTGACCGCTTCATACTTCGCCAACCGTCCGCGCAGAAACTCCGTCCGCTCCTTTTCCCTCTTCAAAAGCGTGTTCGCTTTTATCTCGCCGAGCGTCGCCGCTATTCCCAATTCGCAAAACTCTTCCGCTTTCTTTTCCGCTATCTCCGCTTTCGCTTCCGCCCGCGCAAGCCTTTCTTTCAGCAGCCTGTTTTTCTCCGTCAGTTCCGCGTTGCGTCTTCTTAACTTGTTATACATCATTTGTCATTCCACCTTTCCGTAAACGCGTCCAATTCTTCCAAATCCGACAAGCACGCGTTCCTGTCCTCGGTCAGTTCATCTATCTGCTTTTCGATAACATTTATTGACCTTTTCAGTTCCGCATATTTTTCCGCTATCATCTCCCTGACAACCTCGGGCATATTCGGCAGCGCCGCACGGTTTTCAGCCGAAACATTCTTCGGCATACCCTCGATGTCCGTTTCTTTTTCCGTCGTTACTCTTATCACCGTCTTTTCACCCTCCGTTTTTTTGCGTTCCGTAAAACTCCGGCAGGCAGGATCGCTCTTTCCCCCGTCCGTTCCGTCGCAGTCCTCGAAACACGCGCACTCTCCGCATTTTCTGTTCGCGTAGTCCTCTGTGCGCTCAAACTTTTTGCAGGTGTCGTCACTTTTTCTCCGCTCCTCTTCATCGTCACGGTAACAGTAACCGCCGTTCGAGTTCTCCTCGTCAAATTCGGTTCTGTCGGAACGGAATTTTTTGCAGTTTTCGCATATCTCGTCTTTGCAGTTTTCGCATATCTCGTCTTTGCAGTTTTCGCATACTTCGTCGCTATCCACGCATTTCTTTTTCTGCGCAAGAAACCCGCCGCAAGCGGGACTGTTCGCAAGCACGTCAAACACACGGTCGTTATAACAGGTTCCGTGCATGTTTCCGTATATGTCAACGATGCCGCTCTCAAAAAACAAGCATTCCGCACATCTGTTTTTCTTATCCTCGCCCGGCACTCCCTCCGCCGCGACTTTCTTTTCAAACTCTTCCGTCATGTCCGCCTCCGCCGCGGGCGGCAAAAGCCCGCTCTTTCTGTATTGATATACCGCCTGTCCGGAGAGTACCCCCCCCCTCGTAGAGAATGCGCACTATCTCGCTTTTCGGGCAGTCGTTCAAATCCGCAAGTATTCCGACCTGCTTCTTCGCGCTTATCGCATTCTTCCACGACGATATTATTTCATCTTTCGTCATCGCCAATTCCATTTTTTTTAATACCTCCAAGCATATATTTAACATAACTTAATAATTCTTATCGCTCCGCTGCTCCTTCCACAGCGGCTCATCGGGCGAAGTAATGCCGATTTCGTCAAGCTCGCGTTTCAGCATTACGTCTGCGACGTTTCCCTTGTCCCAATCGAGATTACACTCGCGGTTCCCGCCGTATTCGTCTATTATGTCCCGTATGTGTTTTATATGTTTGCGGCACCGTTCGGCACCGTAACCGGCGTTGCGATGCAAAGCGATGACTGAAATATAAATCACGCGCATAAGTGCCTTGCGGTTTTCGTTATCGTAGGTGCGTTTGACTTCTTCTGCCGCTTGCCTTAACTGCCGCTTTGACAGCGTCGGAATTATAGCTTTCATTTTTTGACCTCCATACAATATTCGGGCAAATTTGCTCTGACAAGAGCCGCAGGCACCTGTGGCGTTACGGCGTTCCCGCACCTTGCGACCTGCTTGTCACGGGCATACGGTTTTCCCTTATCGTCTTTATCTATAATGTAATCGCCCGGGAAACCTTGCGCGTTGAAAAGTTCGCGCGGCTGAAGCATTCTCATTTTTATGTCCGTGATTATGTACTCCTCACCGTGAATGGTTACCAGCGCGAAGCGATCCTTTGTCGTCACCGTATCAAGCGGTTCATTGACCGATTTTGCCGCGCCTGTGGAGAAGTATTTCACGAGGAATGCTTGAACCTCTGCGTGGTGCGCTCCGCTGCAGGAGATGGTTGTCAGAGGCTCGTCGATGGGCTGACCGTCCATGTTGTTCCGCATCGTCATGATGTGGGCGGTAACGAGGGAGTTGTGGTCTTTGGCTGTAACCGTGCCAAGCGGGGCATCCGCTGCGCTTCCTGCGCCGTTGTATCCTCCGCCGTAGTTCTTCATGATGTGTGCCACCGAGAGGGCATATCTATTCGATGTGTCCTGCGTCATGAGTGGCTCTGTCAGCTCTTGCCCGCGCACTTCATCTTTGGCGGTCTCGCTATGGTACTGGATCAGCGTCGGGGCGACGAGGTAGTGCTTTCCGCTTGTTACTACCGTTCCGAGAGGTTCGTCGACCTTGTTCACTCTTGGTGCCTGCCCTTCGCGTTCTCCGTATCCGATGGGGACGATGGAAGGGGCTACGAGATAGTTGCGGTTTCCTGTTGTGACGGTAGGGAGGGGTGTCTCGACGCTCGCGCCGACGTTGTTTGTGTTATTGCACATGATCGTCGGCGTGACCACGCCGTATCCGTTCTTTGCCGTAATAGTTCCGAGCGGCTCATCCGTACTCTGTCCTCTGAAGCCTTCGCCAGAATGGTTGACGGTCACGATGAACGGTTCAGGGTTGTCAATTACGAATTTCTGAATGCCACGCGCGATCCTCCGCATAGTGTTTTCTGCAAGCGGCTTTTTGCGCTCGAAGATGCTTTGTGCGGGTATCGACCAGTCGATGCACTCGGCAACCGTCCGGTACGGTTTCTTTCTTCCGTTCTTCACATCTTCACTGTTTTTGTCAGCAAACGGCGGTTCAGCCCAAACAATGGGGAAACCGTCACACCTTGCAACCAAATAAAAACGTGTCCTCGATGTCGGTGCGCCGTAGTCACAGGATTTTAGTATTTTGTATTCAAGCGAATATCCCAAACCGCGCTGCAATCTTCTTGCGGTTTCCGATTCCGCGTTTACGGACAATGCGCTGCACATCTCCATATAGGCAGGGTGGTTTTTCGGAATGCCTGTTGTCAATGCACGAATGAATCCGTCAAAAGTTTCTCCCGCTTTTTCTTTAATCGGCTTCCCGTCTTCGTCAAGAGGTCCCCATGTCCGTATTTCCGGAACATTTTCAAGCATTATCACACGAGGTCTGACCGAACACGCCCATTTTATCGCAACCCATGCAAGTCCTCGAATCTTCTTATCAACGGGCTTCCCGCCTTTTGCGCGTGAAAAGTGCTTACAGTCGGGAGAAAACCACGCCAATGCAACAGGCTTCCCCGAACAGGCTTCAACAGGGTCTACCTGCCAAACATCTTCACAGTAATGCTTTGTTAACGGGTGATTTGCTCTGTGCATCGCAATCGCGTCGGGGTCGTGGTTAATCGCAATATCCACGCTGCGTCCTATTGCCATTTCAATTCCCGTACTTGCTCCGCCTCCGCCCGCGAAGTTGTCAACGAATAACTCTTCATTCGTCATTACTTTCACGCTCCTTCAACGCCCGCTCCGCTTCCTCGCGTGAGAAAAATACGGTTTTGCCAATCTCCCTAAAATCGTTGTTAAACCTATATGCACAAATACCGTTTTGATATGACGTGCAAACAGGCATACAACAAGCAAATTCATCATCTTTTTTGCAATGACATCTTATATCAGGCTTTTCGAAAATCATTTCTTGCACCTTCGTTTTATCGCGATTAAGCATGAAAAGTGAATCCCCTTCCTTGCACGGAAGTTTCACATATAAAGAACGGTCTTGAAAGTTTTCGCAAGTATCCTCTACATTATTTGTTTCAGCAATAATTCTCTTTTCCCCGTCGCTATCCTTTGTTTTCAAACGACCGGCATAGTAGCACACGTTATGATGAATGCAATCTTGACAAGTCATTTTCTCTTCTCCTTTCAACGTAACAGAAACATTGCGGAGGTCTTGTTATTTCACAGTCCCAACAACCGTCACAATCATTTTTCTGGGTGCCGCGGTGACATACAACATTCGCTTTCCAAAACTCACTCAACTGTTTTGGCTTGTCGTAGATTATAAGGTCAGAAATGCGCCAACCACGCAGACGTTTGCCGTTCGCATATTTCATAAGGTCAGAAGTTGAAACGCAAGAATCTTCACAATCGTAGGACATATTATGATATATATAATCGCAAACAAACTCTCCGATAACTTTGCCGTTGCAGTTCGTGTCAAAAAGGTTATGACTATGGTCGTCAGAATAACAATATCTTTTTGATTTCCAAAATGTTAACCTACGGTCTTTCGTGCAATAAATATAAACCTTAAACGGCACATCACACTTTGGAATTGTTTTTCGTGCCTCTATCTTTTTCTTTCCGCTTGCTATAAGTTCGCACCACTTCGGGCGCACGGATAACATTATCTCATTCATCTTCTGCTTTCACGCTCCGATCTGCTTCGCAACCGCCGAAAGTGCAGCGGAAAACTTGCCCGCCAATTCGGGATTCTTTTCTCTGACCTTACCTATTGTTTCTTTTATTTTCGCCGCAGTCTCTTGCAGGTTTTCAAAAAGCGCCTTGAAGCGCATCGCGTCAGCGTCGTTCAGTTCCGCTTTCTTTCTCAACGCTTCCGCTTCGTTTCGCGCTTCCGTAACCTTTCTTTCCGCCTCCGCTTTTGCGGCTTTCAAAGTCTCGATCTCCTGTTTTCTTTTCTCTTCCGCTGCCGCCGCATTCTTCCGCACTTCCGCTTCCGCTTCGCTGCGTAGTCTGTCAAGCATTTCTTTCGGTATCTTCGGATTCTTTTTCAGTTCCTTTATCTTCGCTTCAAGGTCTGCCGTCGCCTTTACGTTCGCGTCGGCTTTTGCTGCCGCTTCGGCTATTTCATCATTCTTCTTCTGCAAAAGTTCTTCAAGCTCCGCAACGCGTTCTTCCGCGTCCGATACCTTTGCTTCCGCCGCAGCCGCTTCAAGGGCTTCTTTTTCCGCTTCTTCGGCGCGTTTCAAAGCCTCGTCACGCTCCTTGATAACCCTGTCAAGTTCCCTCACGGAAATATTCTCAACGTCGTGTTCTTCCGCGAACTCTTCGCGCTCCTCTTCGGGCAAGCAGCCGCAAAGCCTTGGTATAACTCAAATTCCCAAACGTTTGGGAATTTGAAACAGCCGCGCCGAACAGCGTAAACTGCTTGTCGCCATACTCCTCAAAAAGCTTCATAAAATTGTTTGCCGAACTCTGCGAAAATTCAACCTTTTCGCGGAGCCACGTTCCCCACTCGCCGTGGGGTAAAAGGTCTTTCGCCTCCGCAAGGCGCCGCCCTATCTCGACCGCATACCCGAGCATTACGGACTGTGCCGAGGACACAAGGCTTTTTATCTCGTTTGTCACGACCTCGATATTGCGCCCGCCCTTTTCAATAATGTTATCCATTCGCTGCCACCTTCCGTTTTCTGATTTTCTTTATGTTCTGTTTAACAAATTCAAGCCATTGTTCTTCAAACGCTCTTACTTCCGGCGTTCTTGCGCAGTTTCCTTTACCTCGGTTTTGTTTCACAATGCAGTTTTTTTCGTCAAGTTCAAGCGTGTAAAACGGCTTGTCCGGTTCGGATACTTTGCGAACAAAGAATATATCCGTCTCACCGTTCGCAACGCTCTCCGCATAAGTCGCCACGCAATGATGCAGGCATTTCCCCTCATTTTTCAGTTCGTTAAGCGAAGCCGCGGGGTGTATCATCAAAACGCCGTTGCTGCTTACAAGTGCTGCAAGAATTTTCGCACGTTCCGAAATGCGTTTACTTTTTTCCGCATCTTTTTCCCGCTCTTTTTCTTTTTCCCGCCTTCTGTCTTCTTTAACAAGTCGGTCATGTTCTTTTTTCAGATCCTTCGGGAAAAAGGTGTCCTTATCTACGGAGATATTCAGTTTGTCGCACAGTTTATAGTAGTCCCGAAGCATTCCCGCATAACTTCCGAGTGTTTCTTTGCTCTTTTCCTTGCTTTGCAGTTTTCGGAGATAATTTACTACGGTTTTTACGTTTGTGCCGTATTTGCTTATTTCGATAAGTTCACGGTCGAAAAAGCCGATCTGTTCCGCGTCATCAAACGTCAGCCCGAACGGTTTTAATTTTTGATAGCGCAGTAAGTCGGGCGAATCGTACTCACGTTTAATGACTTCCGCATATTCGGGTCTTGACAAGCCGAGCATCTTGTGCGGCTTTGTTTGTTTGAAGTCAATGCCTGTAACGCGCGACGAATATCTGAAATCCGTGTTATTGTACGAATAAGATGCGGGAGAAGCATTTCTCTCGAAAAATGACGACATAAGGATTGACGCGCCTGTATCTATAAGCCCCTCCACAGTCTTATGCTTCTGCCAAAGTTTCATATATGTGACGGGAAACGCATCGTCTTTCGCGTCGTTCAAATATTTATTCAGCCGGCAATTCTCAAAAGGCGTTCCGTTCAGTATGTTTTTGCTTGGAACAACAGCCGAAGAAAAGCCTTTGCCGATGCGGTCCTCGCTCTTTGACCGCTTTTCCCAATATCCCAACGGTATTACACGGTAATAATACATACCTTTTTTTTCATAACCGACAAAGCGTTTGCACTTCTTCCCCGCGAAGACATAAGTCTCATACGGAGTATATTCATTGAACGCTATACCGTCTTTGTTTACAGATCTGCTGCACAGCCAGAAAATAAGGGCAAGGCAGTTCTTAACGATTCTGAGCGTCAGTATTTTTTCATTGTTGATATAATAATTCGGGTAAGCTCCAAAATCCGAAACGTGAATAAAATCAACTTTCTTACCGCATTCCGGACATATTGCCGCACTTCCCGAATATATCGCCTCACTGCCAACCAAACAGCCGAAATTACTGCGCGAATACCTATGGCAGCCGTCTGTCTCAACGCGGTCAAGCAAAAATGTTTCCCCGCAGGCAGAACAGGTGCATTTGCACATCTTTTCACCGATGCCCGACAGCGGATTTATGTACACTCCTGCGCGGTACACAACCGCATCGGCGGTCAGAAACTCCTTTGCGATTATTTTTTTCTCTTTTTCTGTCGGTTCTGACGGCAGAAGTTTTTCGAAATTCAACTCTTCCACGCCCGATACCTCTTATATGAAATCGTCGAGATTTACAAACCCGCCGTCATGCTTTTCCTCTTGCTTCGGCAGTCCGTAAAACTCCCTCAATATTCTGTCCGCTTCCTGCGGCGGGCAGAACCCGACAGAGCCGTGACGATTCTTGTCCGCAAACGCTTTGATTTTCTTTTCCGCTTCCGATATGGACATCTGCTCAATATCAAGATCTCGGGATATAATATCCTCGATGTGCGGCTCGTTCGCTATCATGTCTTTCAGCTGCTCCCCGACGCACCACGCCGGAGAGTTCTTTGCAGCCTTTTCCTGCTGCGCTTCGATTTTTTCTTTTGCTGTCATTTTTATTACCACCTTTATATATTCACGGCAACATATTTCGTCCGCCGCAAAACATTATTCTTATATCGCCATACCCCCACGCGGACACTCTGTGCTTTCACTCCGAGCATTTGCGCAAGTTCTTCCGCCGTGTCAGCCACGGCAACAGGCAATTCAAACTTGTCTGCCGTAACAGCCATATATACTGTCATTTTATACCACCTTTATAAAAATTTACAACCGTTCGGCATTGCCGCAAGTAGATTCCATGTTCGTTATAGCCCGGATATCTTTTCGACAATACATCATTATTGCATGGTCGTGCGCGAAAATAAAAAAGTTTCTGCACTCCCAACATTGGATTCCGCGACGGGTAAACTCACGTTTTCGAAGTCCGAGTTTTGCCGCCCGCGTCTCAATCGACTTAACACGGCGGTCGAGAATGTCCGCTATCTCGGAATTAGAATAATTTCTGTAATTTGCGATAAGCCATTCGTCTTCTTTACGGGACCATCTTCCCACATTCACGGTTACCACCTCTTTTATTTGTTATCTGCAAACAATACAGGAAACTATGTACAGCGCAATCAATGCGAAGGTAAGAAGAACATCGCGTTTTTGAATTTTTTGCATTATCTTTTCTCCTTTCAACTGAATGAGCCTGTCACGGTCAAATTTTCTACGTTCAGAAAATACTGTTTTTCGCCGAGACAGACATCTTTAAGAGGGCAGTCGATTTCAGAACAGACGTTGCCGATGTAATCGGGGTGAGGGCGGCAAAGCCATTGAATCTCTATCAGCGTTGCCGGCAGGCTCTTTCTCCGTCCGTCTCCGTCCATTGCCGCATGGAACATTACAGGTAATATCCCGTATGTGTTGAAAAATTTCGCAACACCCTCTTCCGAGTATGTTTGTTTGAAATCTTCGAACATCTTCGCTCTGTTATGCGTGGAAATAAGTCGTCCGTTTACCGATATATAAACGTGCTCGGGAGAAGCGAAAATAAGATAGTTAAGTGTCATACTGTTGCCGCATCCTCTTCGCGTTTACGTTTCCACTCTTCAAAACGACGGTTGTTTTCAGGGTCTTCGAAAAACTTCAATATCATAGGTTCAAGTGTTCTCATAAGGGGGCGAAAAGCGATCCTCGAAGCCTTATCAAAATCAATGTCCGTGATAGGTGTGCTGCGAAAGTCAATCTTCTTGTCTTTTTTCAGCTCGACCGTCTTTGTCTCTGAAAAATGATAAAATTCTAATGTTGGGGTTAGCATTTTTTATTCTCCATTATATAACGTTAAGGTTGCTTAACTAATTTCGCAAAAAAAATAAGAGGGTATATCGCTTGCATCAATATCAAGAATTGAGCATGCGGAAACTATATCCCTTTGGGACCATTGCGATTTGTTGTTTAATTTCCCAGATAACAACACGGAAGAAATCCCTAATTTACAGGCAAATTCATTTTGTGTAGAGCATTTTTCTTTTATTCTGCCCCTTAATTTTGAATAATTGAACAACTAAAAAACCTCCTTTGAGTTAAGTTTCTTTAACTGAATTATAGCACATGTTTTTTTACTTGTCAATACTTTTTTTGGAATTTCTTTAACTTTTTTATTTGTGCCTTGAAATTTACTTAATTTTATTGTATAATACAAATGCAAAAAAACACAATTGGAGATAATATATTATGTCAGCAAATTTCAAAGAGAGACTTCAAGAAGCGATGAAATTAAGAGATGTGACAGCGGCGGAACTCTCTCGAAAAACAGGGCTTTCAAAGGCTCAATTATCGCAGTATGTAAATGGCACTTACGAGGCAAAGCAGCTTGCTTTGCATAAATTAGCAGTTGCGCTTAATGTTTCGGAAGTTTGGCTTATGGGGTATGATGTTCCTTGCGAAAGGCAAATTATAAATGCTTCTGATTTTTCTGAAAAAGAAAAAATTGTTATACTTGCATACAGAAAACATCCCGCGATGCAGAACGCAGTTGATACTTTGCTTGGCATAGAAAAACAGCCGGAGAAAAAACTTTCTCCGACCGTTTCGGATATAAAACCAAAAACATATATCGTAAGAACGGCGGGACGCGGCGAGGGCGTCAAAGACGTTGAAATGACAGAGGAAGAAATCGAGTTCTACAAGAATCTTCCCGACGTCGATGAAACCGATCTTTAATAATAGCCCTTTATCGTTCTGATATATCCTCTGAATTGAGCAACAAGGCGGTGTCTTTCCGCGGTAAAATCTAATTCATTCCACCATTGATACCACGACTGTAAATAACGCAGTCTTCTGTTTGCAACCGCTCGGCTGACGTCGCATAGGTGCATTATCTGCTCTGCCTCCGTGACCCCAAGGGCTTCAAGTATACACAAAGGAGCGAGTAACCGCTCTGCAAAAGCATTCGCTTCGCGTTCCTCGACCGCCGAAAAGACAGATCGTTCTATTTCTTCTGTCTTGCAAGCCTCGATATGTCCGAGCATTATGTGTCCGAGTTCGTGCGCGATAGTAAATCTCTTTCTGCGTCGCAAGCCGTTTCTCTTGATAAAGATATACGGTTTTCCCTCATGTACCTGACAGCAGCCTTCGCGCATATCTTCGTCAGGTAGGTATTTGATTTTTATTCCTCGCGACTGACACAAGCCTACCATATTTATCGGAAACTCGTTTATCTTTGATTCGAACAACACTCGAAATACGATCTCACTTAACTTGTCATAGTCCGGGTCTCTCATTTTGCAATTCCTTTCTTTTTTTTTATTTTTTGCACGGACTATGCAATTATAACAAAAATGAGAGCTTAAAAGAAACAGAACTATTTTCCGTAGGAGTAATTTTTATGAAAAAAGAAATAAAGGAAGAACCAAAAAAGAAAGCGGTCGTTTATGCCCGATATTCAAGTCACAGGCAGGGAGAACAGAGCATCGAGGGGCAACTTGCGGAAGCGTATAAGTATGCTGCGGCACACGGTATCAAGATTATACACGAATATATCGACCGCGCAATGACGGGGCGAAACGACAATCGCGAACAATTTCAAAAAATGCTTCGAGATACGGCAAAAAAACAGTTTGAAACGATTATACTTTGGAAAATCGACCGTTTCGGACGCAATAGGGAAGAAATAGCCTTCAATAAGTACCGTTGTAAGAAAAACGGCGTCAAAGTTGTTTACGTCGCGGAAAGCATTCCCGACAGCCCCGAGGGGGTCATCCTCGAAAGTGTGCTTGAAGGCATGGCGGAATATTACAGCCTGCAATTATCGCAAAATATTCGACGCGGACAGCGGGCAAGCGCGGAGAAATGTCAATGCACGGGCGGCAACCGTCCGCTCGGGTATCGAACCGACCCGAAAACAAAGAAATTCGTCATCGACGAAGAGACTGCGCCGACCGTTAAGATGATATTCGAGATGTACGCGAACGGAATGCCCCTTGCCGATGTAATAAGAACGGTGAACAATAAGGGGTTACGGACACTTCGGGGCAATAAATTCAACAAAAACAGTTTTAAGCGGCTTTTGAAGAACGAGAAATATATAGGTGTATACAAATACAAAGACGATATACTTGTTGAGGGCGGAATACCCGCCATTATTGATAAAGAAACATTCGAGAGGGTGCAAGAAATGTTAAAAAAGAATCAGACGGCAAGATCCGCAAAAGGAAAGAAAGCAGATTTTTTACTTACCGATAAAATTTTTTGCGGACGCTGCGGAGAACCGATGATAGGGGAGAGCGGCGTCGGCAAGACCGGCAAGGTGTACTATTACTACACTTGCACCGACAGAAAAAACAAAAAACAGGCTTGCAAAAAGAAGCCTGTTCCGAAAGATAAGATTGAAAAACTCGTAATTAACAAAATCGCGGAGATACTGCACAATGAAGATCTCCTCGATATGATTATTGATAAAGTATATGCTGTGTACCGCGAGGAGCACAACAACGACGATGAGCGAATCATGCTCAACAAAAAACTTGCGGAGATACATCTTGCGCAGGAAAACATCCTGAAAGCGATCGAGCAGGGAATGATCAGCCCGTTATTCAAGGACAGAACAGCCGAGTTGACAGCGCAGCAGTCAGAAATAGAAAGCGAACTCGCGTCCATTGAAGCGCAAGAAAAAATACAGTTGACAAAAGAGCATATACGTTTCTTCCTTGAAGATCTCGCTTCAAAGGATATTGACGATACGGACGTACAAAAGAAACTTATAGATACGTTTCTCAATGCCGTTTTTGTCTATGACGAAAGTGTTACATTTGCATTCAATTACTCCAATAACGGAGAAAAAGTCACCCTCTCCGAAGTTGATAATATCAACGGTTCAGGTGACTTTTTCGAGTGTGGTTACGATGGTGGAGACGATGAGACTCGAACTCACTACCTCTACAATGCGAATGTAGCGCTCTCCCAGATGAGCTACGCCCCCAAGCGCTTATAAAGTATAGCAGATTTTTTGTCGTTTGTCAATACCGCCGCAAAATAAATTTGAAAAGGAAACGCAAATTTTCGTGACGGTGTATTCGGTGGCTGTTTTTCGGCGCAATTCACGAGTTCGGGTTTTTTCTCGATAAGCGCTTTGACTGTTTCAAAATCGTTTTTTCGTATTGCAAGAAAAAAGTTTTTTCATCGGGCATCTCCTTTTAAAAAAAACAGAAAAGTCGGCTTATTTTCCCTTTTTCTTATTTATTGCCCGTGCGATGAGTTTTTCGAGTTCCACAAGCGGGATTATCGCCACGGCGAGCGCGAGGGCAACGGCAAATTCATTCAGGCTTATTGTTTCAAAGCCGAACGCCGTTGCAAACGCGGGAACGAATATGACGGCGGAAGTCAGAACAAATGCGAGCAGTAGCGAACCCCAGAGCCAGCCGTTCTGCTTCTTTATCGTGAACACGGAGCGTTCGCGGGAACGCATATTGAAAGCATGGAAAAGTTCTACGAGCGAAAGCGTTAAAAATGCCATGGTCATGCCGTCGGGGCTTTCGGTTATTTCCCACTTGCCCGCTTCCATAAAGTGCCCTACAAAGTAGGATACAAACGTCAGAAGCGCGATAAAAAAGCCTTGAATTGCAACACCTGCGCCGACACCGTTTGAGAATATGCCGTCTTTGGAATCTCTCGGCGGACGTTTCATTGCGTCCGCTTCGCCGCGCTCCAT